AGCGTGTGGGGGTCCTCGATGAGGTCCTATCTGATGGCCGAACCTCTCCCCAGGAAGATGCGGAGAACGTCTTGGCAATGATCAGACGGGCGGGCTTCCGATGGGAAGATGTTGATTATTGGCTTGGAGACCGGGCCCACGGCGGGGACTACTGGGGCAACGAGAAGAGCAACAAAGACCTGATGCACGCCTTCTCCAAAATCCTCAAGCTCCCCAAGTACAAGCTGAAAGCGGAGGGCCTCCGGCTTCATGTCCCCTACAAGCGCCGGGGCTCCGTCACTCGTGGCATGAGGCTCATGAATGGCCTGTGTCGACACCAGCAACTCGTGGTCCATCCCCGCTGTGTGGGGTTCATCGAGGCCGCGAAAACGTGGGAGGGCCGGTACGACTCCCCGATGAAAGACCGCCTTGATGGTGTCCGCTACGTCATTGAGAAGTTTTTCGACCGCAATGTTCTACGCCCGTCCAAGTCCCCAACTGGACACATCTTCTGAGAGGTACACCGATGATTCAAGACTACACCACCCCACCCATGCCCCCCGATCCTGCCATTGCCAACCGGTGGAAGGTCACCGGGGAGCGTGTCCGCCTCCTGGAGGGGGCCTGGTCCCAAGACCTGGAGATCATCCTTACACGCCAATTCGGGCTTGCTCGGAGAGAGGCCATGGGGCCCGCCTCCACGTCTAAAAACACGTTCAAGCGCGTCTGTGAGGAGCTCTCAAGCCTCTACACAGAAAGCCCCCGTCCCCGCCATGCCCTTGGTGGGGAGCTTCCGGGCTTCTTGACCCCCATCTATATCGATGCATCGGGCGTGCCGTTCGACTCCAGCAACACCGACCCCCGCCGCTTGGCGCGACTGCTCACGAGTCGTCAGGTGGTCATCGCCCACCCGGGTATCGTGCCCTCTCTGTGGCCCTTGATGCGACGTGCGCAAGTGATGACCCTGGGGTGCCGTGAGTCCCTCGTGATGGCAGAGTGGAGCACCTCCCGCGGCCGTCCGGTCTATCAGGTCCACACCCCCGACACGTTCACCGCTGAGGCCTCCCCCGACGCTCCAGATGAGCCTCTGAAAATCAAGCTGCTCCAGTGGCATGTCATCGATGGGAAGGGCTTGTGGTGCTGGAAGATTTACGACATCTCCGACCCTGATTACCCCCGCCTCCAGGTGGTGGCGTTCCGTCAAGACAACCAACCCCCCACGGACTACACGGCCAAGGTCCTGGGGTCCAACCTCTCCGGGGACGCCTACCCCTACCGATGGAGCGCGGGCGTCCGTGCGGGCCTGCCCTTCATCCCTGGGGAGCTCTACCATGCCGAGCAGACTGGGAAGCTGTTCGACCAGAACAACTGGCGCGAGTTGGTGGCCGCCACCTATGACGTGGCCTGTGCTTGGACGTTCTGGCTGCACACCGTCTATCGGGCAAGCTGGCCTCAACGGTGGGCCGTCAATGCCTTTGTGGCAGGGACACAGTCCGAAGGAAACCAGGACACCCGCCGCTCCAACGTCCCCGCCGACCCCACCGCCCTGGTCCACCTCCAGTCCGATGGAGAGGGCCAACCCATGATTGGACAGTGGGCCCCCGCTGCAGACGTCAAAACCCTCCAGGAGGCCATCGCCGCCTTTGAGTCCAGCGTGGTGTCCATCGCTGGGGTGGATGGGGCCAACCTCGTCCGGGAGTCTGGGGACGCCTGGAGCGGTGCAGCACTGTCCATCTCCCGGGACGGCAAGCGGGAAGCCATGAAGCACTACGGCCCACAGTTCCGCCCCCGTGATGTCTCCCTCATCGAGAAGATCGCCGCCCTCTCAAACATCGCCCACCGGCAAGCCCTCCCGGGTGCCCTGGGCTTTGAGGTGCCAGAGTCCGGCTACCGCCAAAATTACACCACCCTCCCTCTCTCTCCCCAAGAGATGAAGGCCCGGCAAGAGCACAACGCCGCCATGGTGGCCGCGGGCCGCATGTCTCAGGTCGACGCGTACATGCTGGAGCATCCAGGCACGACCAGAGAGGAGGCCATGACCGCCTTGGAGCGCATCGCTGAGGACAACCGACGTTTCCCACCGCCATCGGCTTCCCCCGGTGGCTTCCCTCCCACCCCACCCCTCTTCAACAAGTAGGAGACCCGACCCATGGCCTACAACTGCCCACACTGTAAAGAAGCAATCTCAGACGCCATTTCAAAAGGTGAACTGACCAACAAAGTGGCCAAACACAACACCCTCACGAGTGCCCTGGAGAAGCAGATCTCCGAGATGGAGAGCGCGGCACGAAAGGCTGACCGCTCGCACAAGGCCGCCCTTCAGCAACTCCGAGAGGAGATGAGCACAGGCCACACCTCCGCCCTCGCCATGGCCCGCTTGGGACTCGATGAAGATGCCGCTGCGGTTGCCGAGCTCCTCCACAACCGGCTCCCGGCTGAGGACCGTCCTGGGCTCGTGGACTGGCTGGAGAGTCAGAAGTCCGACCCAGACACCTCACACCCTCTTCTGAAGTCCTATTTCTCAAAAGAGAGAGGACCAGTTGAGACCGCCACTGAGAGCCCACAAGAGGTCTCCAGCAATGGACAACAGGCCTCCAGGGGCTCCACCCTGCCCGCTCCTTCCGGTCGTCCTCCTGCAGGCTCTGTGCAGTGGACTCCTGAGCAAATCAACAACATGACCGACGCCGAATTCCTCGCGAATATCGGGGCCCTCTCACAGGCTGCCGGGTTTGATGTTGCGGGGACGCTGGGGATTAATGGCGCGAATTCTTGACATGCCAAATTGAGACCAGTAGTTTCAAGACTGAAATTATTGGCCCTCCGGTGGTACCGGTCAACAACTGACAGGGGTCTCTCCAACGAACACGGAGGGCCCTAAACATGGCCGACGAAATTAAAGCAGGTGCGTCCCCGGGCGCTGATCTTCTCTCTTCCCCCATCGTTCGCCGCGGTCTGCTGCTCAAGCTTGCGGACCGTGCAAGCCTGCGCAACCATCCCGCCCTTATCAACCTGGGCGGGGACCTCATCGGTGGTGTCTCTGAGAAGGTGAACGTGTTGGGCCTCGATGGTTCAGACCTCATGTCCTCGGTTGCTGAGGCTGCATCTGTGGCCAACACAGCCTTGACCGAGGCACAGGCCACTGTCACGCCTGCCATGCACCGTCTGAAGTACGAATACACCGACCAGATGGGCGCTCACGACCCCACCGGTGCCATCAACAGCGCCCGACTGGGTCTGTCCATCGTGGGCTCTGCCATGATGACCCTGACCAACCTGATCGCCAAAGAAGGCGACGACTTCACCCAGACCGGCTCCACCGGTGTGGCGTTCAGTCATGACACCTTTATCGCGACAAAAGCCGCCCTCATTCAGGCACTCGTCCCGGGTCCGTATCTGATGGTGTTCAAGCCCAAGAGCTTCACCGACTGGATGACAGACCTGGAGAGCCGCGGTGGTCTCACCCAGTGGAACCCAGCTGCATCTGAGATGCAGGTTCTCCGCGGTGGTGGCTTTCAAGGGGTCTATGACGGCTGCGAGATCTTCACGAGTGACCAGGTCCAAGGCCTCAACACGAACGCCGACTGGGGCAACTTCATGTTTGGCCGCGGTGCCATTGGCTACAAGGAAGTCGCCCAAGGTGCTCCGAAGCGGAGTCAATTCGTGGTCCTCGACCTCAACGGCGTGATCCGTGTCGCTGAAATGCGCACTGAGGATGCAGGGACCACCTCCGTGGTGGGTCACTACTACGTTGGAACCGCCATCATTGAGGCCGGCCGCGGGCGCACTGCTCTGGGCGCTCAATAAATCGCCTTCCCCCTGCCTGGGGGGTGGTTGATTCTGCCTCCCGGGCTCCCCCTCATGCAGGAGCCCGATCATGCCTGCTGATCTCCCCCCACAGACGGGCCAACGGTCCGCCCCCTCCCTGGCCACTGGCCCGGGGGTGGGTGCGTTCGGAGAAGCCCCCGCTCCCCCTCCACGGGCGCGTCAAGTCTACAATCTGCCCCCCGCGTCAGACTTCTCCTTGGTGGCCAATCCCACCCGGTGGGATGTCTTCATGACCGAAGACGGGCCAGAGATTCTCCCCGCCCTCTCCAAGTTGTCATACTACCCAGGCCAAAAGGGTGTCCGTCAGGTCACGGATGTGGACGGGAAGATCGTGGGCGACCCCTCGCGGGCGCTGGCCACCCTGGCAGCCCATGGCAAGGTTGCCGTTCCCAAAGACTGGACGGTCAACTGCTACCACCGGGACGGCTCTCTGATGGCCTCTCGGGTGGGCTACGTCCACCGCCTCCAAGGCGCTCGTGGCCCTGTCCACATGGACGTCTGGAACCGTCCCTACGCTGTCGGGTCTGCAACCCATACAGAGCGCGACGAGAAGGGCTACCACGAGTTTCTCCGCCGTGTCCGGGATGAACTCTTGGGACCTCCGGACCCTGCCATCGTCCAAGGCCTCCGGGTCAAGCTCCAGAACATGGCCCGCATCTCTGGAGAGAAGGCCCACCGCTCTCCCACGGCCCAAGCGGTGACGAACCAGCTGACCGAACGTCTGGCCGTCTTCAATCCTCCCCCCAAGTCCACAAAGCGGAGGAAGTGATGGCCAAAAAAGCCAGAATCCCCGGATTGTATCGCACTCGTGAGCGGCTCATCAAAGAAGCCATGAACTCGGGGGCCACCTATCGAGATGCCCGCCGACTCGTGGACCCAGGCCTCTCTCAGTACGAGCGCGCGGTCCGCCGCGGCGATGAACCACCCCCAAAGAAACGAGACTGAACTATGCCCCTCGTCAAAGAGAAGCGCTTGGCCTCTGGCCTCATGCTGGCCCGCTATTACCTGCCCCACACCGAGCTTGGCAAGGCTGACACCACCCAAGAGGTTCCCCTGGTGACCTTGCCGGCCAATGCTTGCGTGGTTTCTGTAACGGTCGACCTTAAAACCGACTTTACTGATGCAGGCTCCATCTCCAGCGTGACCCTCCAGGTGGGCTCCTCCGCTGATCCAAACAGCTTCTTGACGGCGCTGGAGGTCATGAGCGGCTCTCCTGCCAATGTCCGCTATGAGCAGCGTGGCGCATGGCAGTCCGGGGACGGTCTGGCGGTTCGATGCCTTGCCACCGCCACCGGGGCCAACTTTGGGACCGGTTCCGCTACAGACCTCGATGGTGGTGCTGCAGAGATCGACGTCATCTATTTCGTGGCGGAGTGATCTGAACCTTGCCCGTCCACGACACCATCTATCAAGCGCGTTTCCTCCTGCCTGACCTCATCGAGCGGGACCGGACCAACACGCTTCAATGTCCGGTCTACAAAGACGGGGCGCTGGTGTCGCCATCCTCGGGGACGGTGTCGATCTTCAATGCCTCCAATGAAGCAGTCGTATCCTCTGCCTCTGTGACCATCGGGGGCTCCCTCGCCAGTTACGCCCTCTCCGCCGTCACCTTGAGCGGTCGGGCGCTTGAAGACGGATGGCGTGCGGAGTGGGCCCTGGCCATGCCAGACGGCCAGACCCATACGTTCCGCAACTCTGCGGCACTCGTGCGGGCCCGCCTCTATCCCGTGGTCACAGACCTGGACCTCTACCGGCTCCACCCTGACCTCAACCCCTCCAACGCGGCCACCGTCGCCAGTTCGGGGGACAATTATCAGGCCTGGATTGAGGAAAGCTGGGTTACGCTCCAGCTTCGGCTCATCAATGCAGGCAACCGCCCCAACCTCGTGATGGAGCCAAGCGCACTCCGGGAATACCACCTTCTGGCCACCCTGGAGCTTATCTGTCGGCACTTCTCCACCTCCACCGGACAAGGGAAGTGGATGGCGCTGGCGGAGAGCTACAGCACCCGTGCGGAGCGGGCGTGGGACTCGCTGAACTTCACCTATGACGCCGACGACGAT